AGTTTGTTATTTTTATCAAAGTAATATACTACACCATTGATTGTGGGTGCGATAAACTCAATCAGACTACCAACTTGTACGTATTTAAAATCAGTTGTGGTTTCTGATCCAACAGGAATAGCATTGCCTACAGCATTTTTAAAGTAACCTGTGGTTTCATTGGCCAAAGTAGTTGATTGTTGCCAAGTACTGCCAGCAGTTGCGCCTGAATTGATAGTATCAATACGTGGGAAGTTGGCGTAGTAAAACTGCTTCATTGTATCTTCGCCTAGTGCAGGCTGTGCTTGGTTGGTAATGAAGTCTGCAATTTCGTTACGATTAATCCAGCTGAATAAAATAGTAGGAAGAATATTTTGTTCCCATAATGCACCATCACTAGAAAATGTGTTAGTAGACGAGTACTTGCCAGTGTTGTCAACTAGATCAAGGTATCGGCTGGTGCCAATTGAACTACGGTTCAGGGCTTTGGATTTGATAATTGAATTGTATGCAGTGTAAGGGAATAGGTTATAGTCTTCTCCATTGACCATGCGATTCTGTGTGTAGTATCTGGCTGGAGCACGTTGTTTGATTTGATCAATGTTTTCACGTGCCTGTGCATTACTTACAGGTTGTGTAATGCCGCAGGTGAATGTGATGGTTTGCAAATTGCCATTGCGATCAGTGTAACTGATAGGCAAAGTAACGTTTTGCATTTCTTCAGGATTGACAATGTACTGCAGGCCATTACTTGCACGAGTGTAGCAACGGAAGATACCCACAGGAATCTCTGAGAACACACCATCGCCAAACACCAACGTGATCTGATCGTTGGCACGACTGGTAGTTGAATAAATTGGGCGCAGTTCTACTTGTTGCTCTGCGGCCGCAGTGTACACACTTTCTACATAGTCCCACTCACGATTGATATTGCCAACATTATCCAACTGAAACAACCAGCGGTCTTCGTTGTTGACACCTTCAACGTTGATGTTAACTGTGCGATTGCTAATACGTTCAGCAAGATTAAAGTCTGTGTTCTGCAGGGTACCTTGTTTGAATGCAAAGAAGTAACCTGTGTTGGCGCTGGCAAAGCCCAGTTGATCATTGCGATACAAAATGTTAAATGGTGCGTTAGGCACAGGACTTGGTTCGTACAAGTAATCACGTCCCACACTGGTAGAAGTGATTGCTTCAAATGGCATGTTTACTCCGTCAACTGTGGCTGTGTAAGGAATCACAGGCAAGAAGCCAGGAATTAAATTTAATGCGTATTCATCAGTGCGCACACCTAGTAGTGTTTGACGATTTGCTGGACGACCCACACGTTGTGTATCAACCATGGCAGCATTGAGAATTGCAGTAAATTGTTCTTGCCAGTCTGGATTTGTGGGGTCAGACCAGTCTACTGTGACATTGGCAAGATTGATGCCATTGTAGTCCACAACGTTTTCTGTTGTTGTGATATTGAATACTTTTAACAGACCTTGTGCGGCTGTGTTACGTTTGGGACTGTAGCTTACTAAGTTAGCAAGACGCACAACTGAATCTCTACGTTCAGCGGTGTCTATGTAATTTTCACGAGTGTTAAGATCAGTGCGAAACGCAAGACTTTGCCCCATGAACGCAATAATGTCCAAGAGCGCAATAAATTCACTTGATTCAATGTAGTCATTGAATGTTTCTGGGTAATACAAGCGTAGATAGTCTACAAAACTCTTGCGTAGAGTTTCAAAATCGTAGCTTTGAAAGTCTGCTTCTCTATACGTTTGATAGATCTGCTTCCAATCTTCTACGCCAAATATTGCTGTTTGTCTAGTGGTTGTTGCCATTGTTCTGTAACCTCAGAGTATTTATGGTTACGAAAAACGGCGTAGTTATACATAGGAGGCTGTGCGTTGCTGTTGATCAAAGAATATGCCGAGTATTTCAGCATTCTGGGTGGGCACCACAGTGAGTTGTATTTCAATCAAGATACCGTTTTCTTGTGGATAACTTTGAACGTCACTGATGAATATTCTAGGGTCACCGCCTGCTACACGTTGCACTTCGGCATTGATTGAATTTTGTGTTTGAGTTGTTTGTGGTTCAAACACATAGTCCCATAATACTGTGCCATATCCTGGACGTCCTGGCAGTTGTCCTTGACGTATGTTAAATGCATTCAGTAGGTCACGTTTGATCAACTCAAAATCTGTAAGAGTGAACTTTTTGTATTGGTTGATGGTGTTGAACCCGACGAATGTAGTCATGTTAATATTTATATGCTTTGCAAGTCAGCTTTGAACCGTTGAATGTTTGTTATGTCTTTGTCCAGTAGTTCTATCAATAACTCAACATTCACTATGGCCAAATCAATTTTGCCAAGGAATGTCAGGGATGTACTAGTAGTTTTTAGGCTGCGCAAACTGGCCAACAATGTTGTTGCTTCGCTTTTTAGTGCAGTTATTCTGGCTTCTCTTGCATCTACAGTGTCAGACGTTAGTGTTTCGCTAAAGATGTTGTTGGCTTTGGATTCAACGATTGCAATGTTTTGGCTGATAGTTTTCAGAGCCAGGGTAGCTATTTCATCAAATGTGTCACCACCAAAATCAAGTTTTGGTATTTTTTCATTGCCCACAACACGGCCCAGCGCGGCATTTAGTGTGGCTCGGTTAACTGTATTTGTTGATCCTGTGATTGCCTTGATGTTTAGTGATTCGTTGCCAATTTTTTCATCAACTAAGTTAACTGCAAATGACGCATCTTTGGCCACTTGGTCAAACCCAGCGGTAATGTCGGTTGGTATTCCAGAGGTTTGTCCCTTGGCCCAGTTCACAGTATCTGTCACGCTCTTGGCGGCATTTAATGCCACACCACTCAATAGCTGTGGACTAAGTTTGTCAACGGGTAATCCAAGTTGTTTGACTTGTTCTATTCCAGTGGACATAAGTCCTTGTTGTATTTTGTTCTGTGCCGAAGGATTGGTTAGCAGATTTTGCACTTCGTTAATGCCATCTTTACCTGTCCACACCGAAGGACTTTTAAGCACTGATGTCAAGGAATTTTGGCCTGTTGTTAAATATTTGGCAGCAGTACCTGGTTTAACGTATCCAGCTTTTTCCAACTGTGTAGCATCAAGTCCAAAATTACCTAGGCCAACTGCATTGGTCAACAGGTCTGACGGTTGTCCTGTTAATTTTCCTGCTTGTGCTAGTACACCCGTGACCTGACTGGGATTTATGGATCCAATATTGGTTAGTCCAGGTAACTGTTTTACAAAGTCTCCTGGATTGATACCATTTAACACTGGCAATTTGGTCAACGCAGATGTTGCGCCATTAGTGGCTTTACTGACCAAGGCACCTAGACTGCTTATTCCTCCAGTTAATTGTGCCTGTGCACCTGCAAGTCCAGCAGCCGCCTGTGTGGCAGCACTAAGGACATCGCCTGCTTTGAATCCTGTTAAGGCGCCAGTTTTAACTTGTTTTTCAAATATTGCCTGTGCTTGTTCTCTAGTAAGAGTAGCCGAGCCTTCAATGGTAAATTGTTTAGCGGTTCCCTCTGCATCACTTGGAGATTTCACATATTGTTCTAAATTAAATGTATAACTTGCCATGTTATTCTGCCCTTATTTCAACACCTGACGGCACAGGCTCAGCACCTGGAGGTGGTGTTGGTGTTCCTTCTTCCAGGGCNACTTTGACATCAACCCCTTCATTGTGATAGCTGTAGGGTTCATGAGTAGGAGCACGGCTCACTATGCTTTCAAGTCCATCAGGTAAAGTTTGCCAACCAGTGCTGGTGTTGAACTCTGTGTCATCCATGACAGTTTTAACCAAAGGCTTAGGTGTTGATACTATGGCTGCTGACGGACCATTAAGGTCAATGCCGCCTGCAGAGAATGTCAGTGTGCTGCCGCCATTCCAACTGCCAGACCCTGCGCTGTTCAGTGCAAGTGTTCCATCAGCTAGCACACCAATATAACTTTTGCTGTATAGTTTTAGATTCTGTTGTGCTGTGGCAGTAAAATCTAGTTCAGCTTCTAGTGTTATATCTTCTTTAGATTTGGCATTGATGTTGCGGCCAGCATACATGTTGATATCACGATCCGCATGCAAGTTGATATCACCTTGTGTTCGTACATTAACTGAGTTGGTACTAAAAATATCCACAGTGCCTTCAAGGCCAAGTTCAATCCAGGTTTGTCCGTTGGCATGTATGATGTAGAAGAAGTTGCCTGAATCACTCATGGTGATCTGATGGCCTTTAGCAGATCTAAATCTGAACAGGGCATTGTTGCCATCAATGTTGCCATCGTCCATGGTCAGTGTATGTCCACCCATGCGGCCAATCACTTTAACATCTTGTGGCTTGAGTTCGCCAGCTTCAATTTTTTTGCGTATGTCACTGGGGCTTGCGCCACCTTGATAAATTGCAATGCCCGGAGTGCTAACACCAAACACAGCACTAGGACTTTCACGCTGACTTGAACTACCAATGGGCCCACGTTCAGGATCATTTATCAACCCCTGCTGAAACATTGCTGCCGCCAGCACACTATGTACAGGCTTGGCCTGATCAAAAAATCTAGGATTGTTTACCACACCAAGATTGCTGTCGTTGATTTCAGTCACAGGAGCTTGTGTGGCTTTGTCAAGGTAAGTCTGTTGATTGACGTTAGCAGGATCAGACGGTACAAAGTTTGTGGCAGCACCAATGGCAGGAATCATATGATTGATACCTTGCTCAGGTACTACGCCAATATAGTATCCTTGATCTCTATCACCATTGATGAATATACAAACCACAGTAACACCAATATCTGGCGGAGTAAACCACATGCCATAGCTGTTTCTGTTGCCCGGATATGTTCCTGATCCTGAGCTGGTACCTGATTTAGGTGTCGCGCCATAGAAACTAGGCAAGTAATCAACTGTGGTCCACTTGGTAGTGTCATTCATGTTGCCATCATTGAAATTGGTAATAAAAACTTGTAATCGTCCACTGCGAGTAGGGTCAATGTTGTTCATGACAGTGCCCAGGAACGGTCCTCCCTCTGAAGGTACTCCGCCTCGATCAAGTTTGTAATTGCCTGGGCGGCCTCTACTGCGTTGTGTATTCTCTGACATTAGAAGTCTCTTATAATTTGTTGGTTAGATGGTATGGTAACACTGTTTGGATCTAGTGTAACGTCGAGACCAATGTTGGTATTGGGGTCAGCATTGGGATTAAATGCACTTTGTACGTCTCCGTTGGCATCCAAGAATCCAGGTGCTGGCAAACCTGTAATACCAATGTTTTGTCCGCCGCTGGTTGGCGCAGATTGTTGTGCGTTGTCTACTGCGGCATCACTGCTTGGTGGTGTACCTGGCGAATCATTGATTGGTCGCGTGTTGTCAATTCCAGCCGGTGCTTGTGTTGTACCTGCACCTATGTTGGTATTAGGATCACTTGCAGGATCAGTAGGTCTGCCATTGGTTTGATCAGCAACCGCATTTGACGGAGTTGTTGCTGTGTTCTTTAGATTTTCTGTTGGATAGTAGTACAGCGATCCGTCAATGGTTTGTTCAAATCTACCTTGGCGGAATTCAGACACACACTTGATGGCCTGATACACATAACTGTTGATAGGCTTTCTTGCTTTGTTGGCTTTGCCATAGGGATCAGCAAGACCAGTTTTTAAATCATAGTCCTGTGGGCGTTGCCATTCTATGGCAAACATCACCTGTGACGAGTCAAAGTTTATGGTTCCGTCTGGCAAGAATCCGTTGGTGTCAAATCCAGAAGTGCTTACCCCGGCAGCCACACTGCCTTGTTGTATCCAAGCAGGATCTCCTACAATTTTTATCTTGCCTTTGGCCAGGTCACTAGGGCTGTATAAACTTTCACCGGCATTGGCTCCAATTTCGTTGGCGTCTGATTCGGCACCAGCACGACTTTCTGAACTGGCAGCTTGGTATGTGTACTTGGTCAATTCACGCATGCTACTGGTGTATTTTTTTCTTAATCGATTCAAGTTATTGTCGTTTGGCTCTTTGCCACTCACAGTCATGTTGTAGAGATGATTGAATGTGGCTTGATAATCAAGTACTCCAGAGTTTTCACCTGTGAACCAATAACGATATTGTTTGTGCANGCCTAAAAATTTTGGTATTGGATAATACTTGCTGTTGAAGTTTTGTATAGGATACACACTNATGATGTATCTAATCTTGTAAGCATAGTCGTTGCGCTTTTCATCATACTTGGTAGGAACAGCTTCCATGGTAATCAAGTACCAGTACAGGGTTGTTTGTGCAGGAACTTTGTTGTCGTTGGTATTTTCATCTGCAGTTCCTGCATCGTCTTTGGCAGGATCTGGTACTGTTACCTCAGACTTTTGTACAGCAGCCTGATTGTAGATAAAACTGCTGTTGCGAATGGTCAAGTCAATGGCTTGTAGTATCTGCTGACCAGCAGTGACATTGAAGTTTCTTACATTGTTGTCAACTCGCTGACGTGCAGGATCTTTGCCTTTGGCATCTGTGGCGGCAGCCGCTGTCATTGGAGTGGCTTTTTGATTTTTTACCTTGCCTGGCAACACAATGGTTGCTGATTTAATCTTGTCTGCTCCATCAGCAAACACAAGTTCATATTCATCAGGATATTGATAAATGTTTTTTTCCACAAGCTCAGCTTGAAATTTATTCATAGCACCAATTAGTCCAGCGGTAATAGTCTTCTTGGGAGTAGGTGCTTGGTTGGCTTTGGCAGGATTGTTTAAGGCTTGTCCAGTTACTGAGTTTATGCCGCCGCCAGCACTGTCAGTGCGTCTTGGATCGTTAGTGGCTC